TGTATTAAAATTTGCAGTCGTGTTTGCTGTTAAAGCATTATAGCCAAGAGCAACATTATTTGTTCCAGTTGTATTAGCATCTAAAGCTGTTGTTCCAACTGCTGTATTCTCTGAACCTGTAGTGTTTGCTACTAAAGCACTCTTACCAACTGCCGTGTTGTTATCGGCTGTAGTATTAGCGTATAAAGCACTCTCGCCTACGGCTGTGTTGTTATCTCCTGTGGTGTTTAGACCTAGAGAATCACGCCCGAAACCAGAGTTGTACGACCCTGTGGTGTTAGTAGTCAGCGTAGTTCCACCCATAGCTGCATTGGCTGTGCCTGTCGTGTTTGCTAATAAAGCATAATAACCAACTGCTGTGTTGTTATCGGCTGTGGTATTGGTATTTAATGCTCCGTCACCTAGTGCTGTATTGTTAGCACCTGTAGTGTTTGAACCTAATGCACCTTTACCAACAGCGTTGTTGTAAGAGCCTGTTGTGTTGGCATCTAAAGCAGTAGCACCAACTGCTACGTTTTGAGTGCCTGTCGTGTTTGCTACTAAAGCACTCTTACCAACGGCTGTGTTGTTTGCTCCTGTGGTATTTGCATTAAGCGCTGTTTGTCCTACTGCTGTGTTGTCACTTGCTGTTGTGGCTGTACTTAAAGTACCATAACCAATCGCTGTATTTCTTACTCCTGTAGTAATAGCATCTCCAGATAAACTTCCTACTGCTACGTTTTGATTACCTGTCGTGTTTGCTGTTAAAGCTGCAAAACCAACTGCTGTGTTGTCATCTGCTGTTGTATTAGCGTCTAATGCTTGTGCCCCGATAGCTACGTTTGAAGCACCCGTTGTGTTTGCATATAAAGCTAAATATCCAACTCCTGTATTATTATCTGCTTCTGTTGTATTAAGAGCATAAGTACCTACCGCAGTATTATAAGAATCATCAACTGCTGTTGTTAAAGCATCATATCCAATAGCTACATTACGGATTCCTGTTGTTACTGCATCAGCAGCGTTCGCTCCAACTGCAACATTAGAATGCCCTGTAGTGTTTGCTACTAAAGCACTATCTCCAACTGCTGTGTTGTTTGATGCTGTAGTGTTAGCTTCTAAGGCTTTCCTACCCACTGCTGTGTTAGATGCACCAGTTGTATTGGTCTCTAAAGACTGATCGCCTAAAGCTGTATTAAAATTTGCAGTCGTGTTTGCTGTTAAAGCATTATAGCCAAGAGCAACATTATTTGTTCCAGTTGTATTAGCATCTAAAGCTGTTGTTCCAACTGCTGTATTCTCTGAACCTGTAGTGTTTAATGCTAATGCACTTCTACCAACTGCTGTATTGTTTGATGCTGTGGTATTTGCATTTAATGCACCTTTACCGACTGCTACATTTTCTTGACCAGTTGTATTAAGCCTCATAGAGTCGTGACCTACTGCTGTATTTTGAAGTCCTGTTGTGTTGAAGTCTAAAGCACCTTGTCCAACTGCAACATTAGCATTACCAGTTGTATTGGCATCAAGAGCGTTTGCACCGACTGCGGTGTTTTCAGCACCTGTGGTGTTTGCTGTTAAAGCACTTGTACCAACAGCCGTGTTGTTGTCTGCTGTAGTGTTTGCACCTAAAGCACCTACACCTACACCTACGTTTGATGCTCCTGTTGTATTAGCATCTAAAACTGATGTGCCTACTCCTGTGTTGTTAGCACCAGTTGTGTTAGCACTTAAAGCATTATATCCAAGACCTGTATTACTGTTTGCTGTCGTATTTGCATCTAACGAGGCATAACCCAACGCTGTATTATATGCCCCTGTAGTATTTACTAATAAAGCAGCAGAGCCTACTGCTGTGTTGTAACTCGCAGTCGTATTCGCTCCTAACGCATTATCCCCTACTGCCGTGTTATCGGAACCAGTAGTGACTGCATCCAATGACGCTTCACCTATCGCTACGTTATCCGTTCCTGTTGTTAGACCTACTCCTAACGCACCACTTCCTAATCCTACGTTACCTGTTCCACCTGTCATGTCTAAAACGTCAGTAACGGCTGCTCCGCTTCCTGCTCCGTCACAAACAATCATCTTTATTCCGCCATTAGGAATAACTACGTTAGCCCCAGAACCTTGTGAAATAGTTACTGTATCACCAGCACTGTTCTGAATTACCCAACATTTATTAACTGTGTTGGGGGCTAAAGTTACAGTACAGGCTTGTGATAAAGAACCTGTAAGAGTAAGTGCCATTGCTCTGGCAGCATCACTTGCTCCGTCTGCCATAGTAATAGTTCCAGTAGAAGCGTCACTTAACGCTTCAGAACCACTACCAAAAGCTTCTGCTATTAATTCTAAATTTGTGTTTGTTGTCGTACCCCAAGTTCCTGACGCGTCACCTGTAGCCATTTCGTTGAGTCTTAGATCATTTACGTATGTACTTGCCATTTTTTAAATCTCCGTTTCGATTATATTACCTTTTTACCATATAGTTAAGCAACTTCTTCCCAGTCTGGTGTTTGAGAATCTGAAACTGCTGTCCAACTTGGGGTCTGACTATCGCTAACCCCTATCCAACTTGGATCTTGTCCGGGAATAATTGTACCCCAAACCAGAAGTTGTTTCACATACCCTGTTCCATAAACACCTGTTGTCGTTACATCTGCGTTTGCCGCTGGTGTTATTGTTCCTACTGCACTGGTTCCTGTTACTCCCGTTAAGGAGATAATATTTTCAGTGTCTGTTGTTAAACTACCTAACGCTGATGTGCCAGCTAACCCAGTAGGATAAACATTCGCATCACAAGTTACTGTTTCGTCGCCTAATGAAATTGTAGACGCAGTACCCGAAACACCTGTTAGTGCAGCACCTGCGGTAAGTACATTACCTAATCCTGTTGTTCCTGCTAATCCTGTAACTGCTAAATTAGCAGCACCTGTAGCAACTAAACTGCCGATGCCTCCTGTCCCAGCTAACCCTGTTACGGAAACATTGGCAATACCTGTGGCGGTGAGGGATCCTAGACCGCTAGTAGCTGCAACCCCTGTTTCTGCTACATTTGCATCAGCTGTTATAGTTAAACTGCCTAACGCAGAAGCCCCAGCTAACCCTGTTAATTCTACAGGTACAGGCTCGCCCCAAGGACCAGATCCCCAGGTACTTCGACCCCAACCTGTGATATTAGCCATTGGCTAATACCTTTAAGCTATTCTAATTACAGCGTTACTTGCGTCAGCAGTTGGAAATTGTATTGTGAAGCTTCCAGCTGTAGAAGTTTTGTCTCCACCAAAATCGAACACCGCAACCGCAGGATCTCCCGACGCTGTATCGTTATAGATCATGCAACCTCTGGCTGTGACAGTAGCAGTACCAAATGTTAAATCAGCAAAATCTGTGAACGCAGTGGTTCCAGAAGATGTTGGTTCAACTTTTGTTAACGCTGCACCTCCAGCAGTGTAATTAGTTCCACTGGCTTGGTTAGTTGTTGTATAAGCTGTTGTAGATGCACTCATTGTTGCTGAACTTGTATACAAAGCCAACTTAAAGGTGTTACCACCTGTAGAAAAGTTGTGCTTCGCTTGAAGAAGTTCTTTCTTAAAAGAAGTGCACATTGCTTGTGTAATTGCCATTATAGTCTCCTAATAATATTAGCTAGGTCTTGTTGACCCTGTTTTTCTAATTGATTACATATTGTACACATGTGGTTCTTTATTGCCTCATTCATATAATACGTAATCACCTTTTTGCACGCTTCTCTAAAAGCATGAGCTTGTACCCTAATGGGTGCAGGGGCTTCGTCACTAATGGAAACTAATCTTTTAGTAGCCATTTCCGCAACTTCGTCTACAGTATGCCCTCTGTAATTCGTAGTAGTAACTCCAAGGTTACCAACTTTTGTCTCTGAATCAAGTGAAAACATTAATACTCCTCTGGTTCGGGTGGTAAATCATTTCTATCTATCATTTGTGGTTTACTAGGGGCTTCTTCTTTAAGTACCTCTGACCATTTACAAGTGTGTATTTTATCTTCTTTCAGATATGTGACAACTGGATCTTCTAGACGATGATACCCATATAGTTTTTCTTTTATGTCTATATTGGTTTCTAATAAATTTGAACGAGGAGCAACAGAAACCTCTATATTATTTTCCATACATTTTGCCAACCAAAACTCACAACAAGCTTTCCCAGATTCAGCGAAGTGCATGTTTGTTTGATAAGTAAAATCAACTCCAAATATTGTTAAATGACTTACCTTATTCCATAATGCAAAAGCTACGGCATACGCCACAGTGTTATTAAAATAAGCACACCCCAAATCTTCTATTAAAGGGGCTAATGGGAATTCTTCTGCATAAGGCACTCTTTCATCTAGCTCACATGTATAAATTGGGTACTCAACCTTTGGTAGATACTTTCTCATCATGGGGGTCATGGTTCCTGCGTCTTCTGTGTCAAAAAACCTAGACATGGGGTCTAAAACAAACGCCCGGTCTATTTCTGGAAGAACTCCGATCATAGCGTTTACGGCCCATACTTCATCGAAGGTTAAGCTATGTGTTCTGGCTAAGTGATAATCTATTTGGCTTTGACCCATTGCCACAAGTGCAACATTTTTCCCCTCTAGGTCTTCTATGGGCTTGTCCAACATTAAGTAGTAGGTATTCTAACTTGATCGTATCGGTATTGACTGTGTGTTCCAGCTCCCTCAGCAGTGTTTTTAAGTCTTGCGAGGGCTTCCTGAAATCTTTGTTCGTATGTAGCTAACTCTGCTGGGTCCATTTTTAAGAATATTGAAGCTTCTGCTAAGCAGGCATATAGCAATGTTGTTGGAGCGTTAGTAGATAGCCAAGTAGTTCCGCTATCGGCTCCGTCTGTGATTGATGCTGGTCTGTAGAAATAATGCAACTCAAACG